AGATCTGAGCAAAAGGCTCATGCATCGGCCCAGTGTGAGCACAAGTTTACCACGACAACTGTACACACGTCAAGACTTGCTCACAGCCATGCTGGTCAAATCAGACAATGGTGCCGCAGAAACTTTGGCCCGTGATTATCCCGGAGGTGTGCCTGCTTTTGTACAACGCATGAACACACAGGCTCGTGGTTGGGACATGAACAGAACACAGTTTGTGGACCCGCACGGCATTGGTGCAGGCAACATCAGCACTGTGCATGATGTTGCCAACATGATCACCACCTCTACCAACTACTGGTTCATTCGTGAAACTTCAATCAAGAAACAAGTGGCCATAGAGACTCAGCAAAAGAAACGAGTGCGCACCATCAGTTTGGCACACACCAGCGCACCCATGTTGTTCGAGTTTGACAACATTGTTGTGAGCAAAACAGGATTAACATCGGCCGCAGGTTGGTGTGTGGGCCTGGTTGTTTCTCAAAAGCAAGAGCAGTATGTGATTGTGGTACTAGGTGCTCCAAACAAAGCACACCGTTTTGAAGTGGTCAAAGACATGATGTACAATCATGTGCTGGATCAGAATATTCCCTACTCACTGGATTTACAATAATTACAACATGTTAGAAGAAAGAGTTATAGACTCTAGACGCCGAGAAAGTTTCCTTTATGCCCGGGAAATTGCCAAACCTTTTGGCGAATTGGACCGTGTGATAGATTGGTGCAAAACCGAAATAGTCGGAGACTGGCGCTGGCAACTGGTTGATGTAAGTTCAGATCGCCGTCCCGGGCGTTATATTTTCTACTTTGACACCGAACGAGATTTCTTTGCCTTTACACTACACTGGTCTTGACCAGATATTGCTAATTTGCTATAATTAGTGCATGGGAGATTATTTTGAACGTATTGATAAATTGGTGAGCAGGAGCAAAGCCTTGATCAATGCTGAGGCACGAGCAGACATGTTGACAATGTGCAACGCCTCTTATGATATTGCAACAGAATTGAGCCGGGAATTGGTTGAGTGTCGCAGACGAGGCAAGCTCAATGCACACAGCGAAACCTTGATGACTCGGTTAGATGAGTCTATAGACAACGTGGAAAAAATGTTGACCTACGCAACTTTACGATATTCAAAAAAAGGATAAAGCATGATTCAAATTGAAAAACTTACACCCTACCAGTGCGAGATGCTGGACATCATGTGGGAGATGGAAACAGAGAGTGAATACTTTGAATGGTACGAGCTGTTGGATCGAGAAGACCAATTGCTAGCTGAATCACTACAATGTCTAATTATCTTGGAGAGCATGGAGCCAACCATGACTGACACAGCCAAGGCCGCTCGTTATCTTAAGAAATTCCAACTACAATGAATCACAATTTTTTGGTCATGTGGTGCAACGAAGGTCTTGAGTGTGTGGTTGACCTCACCGAAGATGAAAAAAACCGCACCTGGTCTGTACTCACGGGAAAACCGCCTGTGAGTCAACTACCCAGCCTACACCACTTGATTCTACGTGCTAGATACAATCAACAACGTCATTATGAGATCTACACTGTGGAAGCCACAGAAGGAATCACAGCAGATGACATTCGCGACATGTTTGAGAACTCACCGCAGACGGCCGCTGACACCATACGTGAACGTGGCAATTGTTTGCATAGTGATCGAGTGACGGATGATCGGGTGTTGATTACCTAAATTAAAGGTTGACAGCATAGTGTATTTGCTATATAATACACACAAGCTAACCAAGTATGGTACCTGGCAGCTTATAACCCGACGCATTGTGCGTCATTACTAAAGGAAGCAAGATGGCACAAAAACGCCTTACCCGTAAACTCACTGACGTTATTGCAGAAGTTGAAAAGCAACTCAAAGCGCATTACAACGTCACACAGAAAGAACTTGATGCTTGGCGTGACCGAGCAAAAGCTCTATCACACAAATTCCCTCTTAGTAGCATGATCCAGATTGAGGATCTGTGGATCGACTACGAAGTCCAGCGAGATGTGCTACACAAACACATTATCAACATCATGAAGAAATGGGATCCACGCATCTGCTCACCCGGATCTGCATGCCGCTTTGGCAGAAAGCCCCCAATCTATTTGTACGACGCCCAGCACCGCACCATTGCCGCTGGTATTTTGGGATTCACAGAAATTCCATGTGCTGTGGTAGAAACAGACGATCCAAACTTTGCGTCTTATGCATTTGAAATGCTCAACGACACAGGTGTAAAACGCCTTACTCCTGGTGACCTTCACCGCAATGCCCTAGTGCGTTACAAGAACGGCAGTCGCGACAGCAAGGTAGTTCATGCTAGAACCATGCAAGATCAATTTGACACCGTAGGAATTGACCTGCAAGACAAAGGCAGTCGCAACAGCGATAATCTGCGTGGCGACAATGACTACTTCTTCAGTCACTTTAAATACGCACAAAAAGGCATTGAAGTAGATGAGAAGGGCAAAGTACTGTTTGAAGTCTTGAATTCTATCAAAACAGCATTTCCATTGCAAGAGGAAATTGATCAAGGTGTTTACATTGGACTGTTGGAATTGCACAAGTTAAGTCGTGCAGAGACAACCGAATTGCCTGACAGCTGGATGAATGAATTGTTAACTGTGGTCAAGAAAACTTACAAGAGTTCTAGTCTGATTCATTCCAAAGCCAAAGTACAATGGGAACACGTGAATCCAGGCGGCACTTGGACTGCTCCTACTGCTATGAGCAACTTCTTGCGTGAGTTATATATTCGCAACGGTGGCACCCAATTGAACTTGCCCTATCACGGCGAAGGCGCTAAAATGGGTATTACTGATGGCAATGTTGCCCCGGGCTTGTTCCCAGAGGAGAACTAAAATGAATATTGATCTTTCTACTGTTTTTAAACCCAAAGACAATCGCCTAACAGAAGATCGTCTTGCCAAGATCTTAGAAGAAGAATCTCTCATGATGAGTGTTCTTCCTAAAGGAACCCACGAAACTCATTATAGAAACATGTTTAATTTGGACTATGTTTGGTACCGCACTGTGATGGGTCTCAGTGAGAATATATCAAACTCGAAAAAACGTGCCGCAAAATTTAACTGGGATCACGACTTGACTATATCATACCTTGCTGAGCTATGGTTCAAACAAGAAGGTCGCTGTGCGTTAACTAAAAAAATGTTACAATACGAAAGAGGAGATCCGCAGAATAAAAATCCTTACCGCACCAGTGTTGATCGGATTAACAACAATCTTGGTTACGTGCAAGGTAATGTTAGATTGCTAACCCACTGGGCTAACAATGCTAAAAACACCTGGACTGACGAGATATTTGTTGAGTTTGTCACTGCCTCTAGCGAAAGTTTAGAGCTTGTTTCCAGAGGAGAATTAAAATGACATCATATATTATTTTGCAAACAGAGCCATATCCAGTCTACGAAATTGACTTGGCAAAACTCTCGCAGGCATCTGACATATCTATCATTATGAGAATATTGAAGGTAGTTGATTACGTGTATACGTTTTCTTATCAAGGACGCATAATTAAACACGGAATTAGTGTTGATAAAAAATCAAACTTTGGTGATCGAATTTATCGACAGGCTGGTAACTTGGAAGGGTGGAGTTACCGCCTACGAGGACCTAATGGTAGTGACATGCGTGACATTGATGATTTGTACTTTGCAGAAACAGGCGAGCACATAAATCGACTAGGTGTAAAAATTACTGTTCGCGATCTAACTCATGTGCCAAGCCCGAGCATTGTTGACACCGCATTACATGTTAAACAACTAGAACGTCAGCTGATCAAAGAATACACAGACCAGAACAACCGTTTACCAATTGGCAATATTAAAGACGAGTCTTATATTGACAATAAAACCTATGTGTCCTTAGAGACATTGAACAAGATCTTTAGCTTTGAATGATATGTTAAAAGAATCTCTAGAACAATTCACAGCGCCAGTGTACGGCAAGACACGTCGTACACCGGACACATACCGCACTGTGGCTGACCACTGTACTGGGCACTTGGAACGCCTGGTTGCAGAGTATCGCAGTGTAAAAAACAATCAACAGTTGTTGCGTGAAATACGCAATGACATTGATTACTATCTGCGCAGATACCACGAGTACTGTATCAAGCAACGTGATGGCATGAGTGCTCACTATCACGAACAAGGCGCAGATGAGGACACAGACTTTGAGCACTTGATTCCAGCCGCAAGAATTCGGGATCTATTGTTGGCAGGAGTTGTCACTGTGGTGCAGGCGTTAAATGCACCCACAGTGAAATTGAGTCGTGCCAAACATGCCGAACTCAAAGAAGCAGGATGGGCCAGCACCACTCCAGACATGTGGTTGCCTTTTCTAAGATACAGTCAGGTGTTTTCAGCAGTGTTCGAAACACACGATGGTACTGCCATAGATCCTGCCACCTGGACGTTGGAACAACATTTTAACTACTTTAAACATTTGATTATTGAAACAAAGGAAACAGTATGAGCCGTTTATCATTACACAGCCGCCCCTTCGTGGTGTTTGACCCTGCCAACAAAGACCATCGCAAGTGGTTTGCAGAATTCAACCGTAGTTCCAAATGGGGCAATTGCCCTGTGAGGTTTGTGGTAGACAATGACAATGGAGACTTGGTCACAATGATCCAACGCCGACTGATTCAGTACTATGTGAGCAGGGAATTTTCTCCTGTTGCTGTAAAATCTGTTTCGAAAAAGCAACATAAATTAGGTTGACTCCAAATTCCTAATTTGCTATAATTAGGAATGAATAAAACAAACGAACTCTTACAGTGGACCGGAGCAGTGTTAATTGTTGCCGGTCACTCTCTCAACTCGCTGGGATCTGAATATCATCGAGATTTTTGGAATATCGTGAGCTTTACTCTAGGCACCGCATTGTTTTTAACATGGGCTTTCAGAGTGAGAAACCGTCCGCAAGTCACGGTCAATACAATATCGATAATTATTATGTTAGTGGGATTATATAAATCCCTGAGTTAACCTAAAGGAAACTATTATGAAACTTGAACATCGCGCTCTACTTCAAACCACAGGCATTATTGCGGGTATTATTGCCGCTGGTGTATTAATGTCAATTATCTTGGCCAATATATCGCTAGAAACTGGCATGTACCTCTCAGGGATTATTGTCTTTGCTATATTTTTCAAACTGATTTATAATGTTGTATTTGACCGACTGTGGATGGGCCAGCGCCTTAACGACTATGACAAATCTGCTTAAAAATTAAGCAGAAAAGTG